ACGGACTTCTGGAAGGAATTCTTCTACTTCCGTTTCGAAGGTGTCACAGGGCGCAAAATAAGCCTCAAAGATGAATCGAGCACAACCGTAAGTGATGCCAATATCTTAGCGAATATCATCCTAGATTTCATCTTTGAGCATGATATTCCGTTTAAAAATGGATATGAAATTTTGCCCCAAAACGAACAGTATTTCTTTTACAAATGCCTCACGAACAGGGTGTGCTGTAGTTGCGGAAAGAAAAATGCTGATATACATCACGTAGACTCTGTCGGCATGGGAAATAACCGAAAAAAAATAAACAATTCTGGTAGGCGCTTTATGGCTCTGTGCAGAGAATGCCATACGAAAATTCATGTCGAAGGTTTTACTACATTTACAACTAAAAGAAAGCTTACGGCAGTTGTTCTCAAAGACAGTGATTTAAAAAGATTGGGGTTGAATATCATTGAATGAATTATGGATGGATATCGAAGGATACGAGGGAGTATATCAAGTTAGTAGCTTAGGAAGAGTTAAATCTAATCGCCCTAACTATGTAATTAATAAGGGATACGTTAACAAAGAAGGATTTATTATGAAACCATCTGACAATGGGAAAGGGTATCAAATTATCTTCTTAAGCGGCAAAGGTTTTAGAGATAGAAGGTATGTCCATCGGCTAGTAGCTTTTCACTTTTTAAAAGAAGCGTATTTCGAAGGTGCTGAAGTCAATCATAAGAACGGAGATAAATCTAACAATACTGTTGAAAACCTAGAATGGCTCAGTTCTGATGATAATAAAAAGCATGCTAGAAAAAATGGATTAACTAACTTGAAAGGACCATCAAAACTAACTGATTTGCAAGCTTTAGCTATCAAGCGTTTATATACAAACAAATTGATGAGCTCCGGAGAAATAATGAAACTTTTTAATGTCAGCAGGCATACCGTGCTGAATATAGCTTCAGGGAAGACATTTAGTTTCTTGGAAGATTAAGAGAAACACAAAATAGGTGTGACTAATTTCAAAAATAAGTATCAAATCAAAGGGATTAAGTTAAACCAGGAAACAATTAAGAAACTTAGAATAGGAGGATAAAAAATATTGGCTGACAACAAACGATACTACTATTTAAAACTAAAAGAGAACTTCTTCGATAGCGACGAGATGGTTCTTTTAGAAAGTATGCCAGATGGATACATTTATTCTAATATTCTTCTCAAACTTTATTTAAGAAGTCTGAAACATGAAGGCAAACTAATGTTTAATGACAGGATTCCATTCAATTCTACAATGCTTGCGACTATTACAAGACACTCTGTGGGAGTTGTAGAAAAAGCAGTACAAATATTTCGTGATTTACAACTTATTGAGGTATTAGATAACGGAGCAATTTATATGTCTGATATACAAAGTTTTATTGGGAAATCTTCAACTGAAGCTGATAGGAAGAGAAAATACAGAAAAGAAATTGAGGAAGCAAAACAGAATTTAATAACAAGTGGACAAATGTCGGACAAATGTCCGGACAAAACTACACCAGAGTTAGAGATAGAGTTAGAGAAAGATATAGAGTTAGAGAAAGATATAGAGAATGTAACGCCTCCGAAAAAATCGAAGGCTAAGCCCATCCGTCATAAATACGGAGAGTATAAAAATGTTCTTTTGTCAGATGAGCAGATGGAGAAACTCAAAACAGAATTCCCTAATGACTACCAAGAGCGAATAGAACGGCTATCTGAGTATTGTGAATCATCAGGTAAGACTTATAAAAACTATTTGGCAACTATTCGAAGTTGGGCAAGGAAAGAAAAAAGTGAGCCTAAGAATGCAAGTGGTGCATACAAACGCACAGGACGACGAGAGAAGCTTCCAGAATGGGCAATCGACCAAGAAGCCTATCAAAAGAAAAAAGCGCTAGAACGAGCTAATAGACAATCAAAAGCACCATTCTAAGAGGTGGAAAATTGAAAATCGATTATCTAGAACTGATCAATGAAATAGCAAGTTACAAAACTGGTGAGGAAATAGAGATTCTGAGAGACGTTTATGAACAACTTGATGAAGCTGGAATCGAACGAATTAAGAATGATCGTTCAAGTTGGAGTAAACTCAGATACTATTTCGCACTTTATATCGATGCAACACAATTAAGAAATTTAGCTTATACAAAATTACTATTTGCTGATTGCGTTAAAGGATTGCAAAAACATCTTAGTGAACTTGAGCAGGTGTAATCAGATGGATCTAAAAACATTTACAGCACAGATCGAACTAATGCATCAAGAAGCTTTAAGACAAAGCGCCTCGTACGAAGACAAGTGGCTCAACACGTTCCATGGTGGACGTGAGAGCGCACTTGATCAAGTGCTCAAATTATTGAAAGGAGAATGTCGGGATGAATAAGAAAGCGGCAATGCAGCGAATTATCGAATTGACTTATTCAGAAGATTGGCAAAATGACAAAGAAGCTGCTTCAGAAGTGATGAGACTTGGAAGAGCGATGTGGGCAGACAAGAGCAACAAGCCAAGACCGCGAAAAATCGCAATTTGGCACGGTGACAAACTTCTAGTGACAGGGACAGCTGAACAGTTAGCAAGTCTCACAGGCTTGCACGAGAAAATCGTGAGAAAAAGAGCTAGGTGTGGATACACAGACGTTAAGAAGAGAACGTTTAGATACGTGGAGGGATCGTCATGACAACAGAAGAAGTGATTCAAATGCGTATTCGAAACATTCAGCGTGAAATTGACGATCTAGAACGAACAAAGGCAGTGATGGTCAATGAAACGGCTAGAAAGGCAATCGATTTGCACATAGAGAACTTAAGAAGGGAAATTCGGAGATTGGAGGAATGAGCGTGGATAAGAAAGCAGCAATGAAACGAATCATCGAACTGACACATTCTGAGAATTGGCAAGAAGACAAAGAAATAGTTGCAGAAGTCCAAAAGCTCGGTAAATCAATGTGGACTGAAAAGCCCAAACGGAGAACGCCGAGAAAAATTGCAATCTGGCATGATGACCGAATTTTAGTAACAGGTACTGCTGAACAGTTATCTGAAATTACTGGATTAAGCAAAAACATTATCTGGGATAGAGCTAGGAGCTTATGGATTGATTCAAAAGGACGACAGTTTAGGTATGTGGAGGAGAGATAATGGATCTCATTACACAATACAGTGACATCATCCTCAAGAAAATCATGATGAAGATTCAGAAAGATAAAAAATCAAAAGAACGAGCTGAATTAGTTAAGTTAGAAATGGCTGAAACAGGAGCAGGAGTGCGAAGTAGCAGGCATTGGAAAGCAGCAGCAAACATTGAATTTTATTACAACGAAATTCAAAAAGGGTTCGATCAGATGCGTGAGCTGGATCGGCAAACAAATTGGAGCAAGAAACTTCATCAAGATCGTTTCAAATTTGTAGAGAAGTATAAAGAAATATTAGAAGAGTATTTGAGGAGGACAGCAAATGATAAAAAAACTCGTTCAATTCAGCATGGATTTATATGATATCGAATCAGGAGCAACACTATCTGTGGAATCGGACCATCTAATCATAAATTTTGGTGGAAAGCGCCAGATTATTTTGTGGGTAGTTGATGATGTACTGTTTCCAGAAATTGTTCATGATTTCGAAGAATCAAAAGCGGTTGAGTTTGAAATAGTGAAAAAAGTAATGGAATTGATTGAAAAATACGAGGAGGACAGCGAATGATACCGAAGTTTAGAGCGTGGGATAAACGAAAGAACGTAATGAGAGATGTAGCCGTCTTGCATTTTACTAAAAACGGCAAAACAAACTTTATTGAATATTGGATAAATCCTACCGAATTGAAATCATATCACGTGCGAAACATCGACCTCATGCAATCCACAGGAATGAAAGATAAGAATGGTGTGGATATATTTGAAGGGGATATAGTATTAGTCAGCGTGCGAAATGGCTTCGATTACTTAGATAATAAAGTCTGTATTGTCAAAAATTCAATAGATTATTCCGGATTAGTTTGTGCCACTGTTGATGAAGACTTAGAGTATCAAATTTTTAACACAGAGCTGTTTGAAGAATACACGTACGAAGTCACCGGAAATATATACGAGAATAGCGAGTTATTGGAGGAACAGCGATGAATAAACAGGAAGCAATCAAAAAGTTAGAAAGTATTAAAGCGATAGGAAATGATGCAATAGCTGCTTGCTATAACGAGAGTATAAATTCAGGTATTACGTTAATGAAAAAAATAGACGAACCGCAGAAACCAGTTATTCCACAACTCGTGGCCGGTTGGCTTGAGAAATCTACGGACCCTTTTACAAAAGCTGAAAAAATAGCGTATTTAATCAAATCTAAAGATGGTGATTCATATTATTTCTGTGATTGGTTTGTACGAGATGGCATAGTGACGCAAGAGCAAGGAGAAGAATTACTCGCTTGGGCAACAAGACAATCATATGAAACACTATTGAGCCTATACAACGGCTACGAGGTTGAGAAAGAGCCGTTATGGGCAATAAAGAATGCCGATGGAAACTATCTTACTAAATGTGCTTTATGGGGAAAAGATGGAGTAAATTATAGTTTTGAATGCAATCCATCTCATCGATTGCTTTTCACTGATAAAGCAACAGCGGATGCTGCAGCATTGTTGGTGAATGGAACAGTGGAAGAGGTGGTAGAAAGATGAAACTAAAAGACGGATTTTACGCTAGCAGTCACGGTATCGGCGGTTTAATGCTAGATATGCCGACAAAGAACCCTAAAACACGCAAGAAATCAAAATTCAAAGTCGGTGACATGGTCCGCTGTGAAGCAGAAGAGTTCGTTTATCCGTTCAGAGGATACGTTAAAAAGATACTGTCAAACTCAGCAATCATTCGTATTGAAAATACAATGAAGTGTGATCGTTCGACTGCAAAACACAAGCATTATTTAGCTGTAGCGAGATTAGTTGACATGGAAGTAATCAAGAGCAAATAAAAAAAGCCGGATCGCTCCGACTGATTCAATAAATCCAACACATTTATTATATCACATAAAGGAGCGGTTTGACTTGATGCAATTGTTACGAGAGGTAGATTTCAAACAGACAAGATGTAATGCGAGAGATGTGCTGAAGAACTTTCGGCGTTTGGAGCGGATGGCAGGTCGCTCTTTGATAGATATTAAGTCGCCGATTATAACGGATATGCCGAAGGCGCCGAAGCACGGCAATAAGGCAGAAGACGCGATCATTCAGATGATGGATATAGAAGCAGAGAGAGATGCGATTCTAGCGGCTTTGATGGCTCTTAGTCTGATTAGTCGTCAGATACTCTACTACAGCTTCTGTGACGTAAACAAGCACTCTAATTATGAAATAGGGCAATTGATACGAGGATACGGCGAAAAGAATGTAGAGAAGCTGAAATCTATCGCGCTGATCGAATTTGCAGAAGCATACAAAAAAGGCGTGTTAGTTCAGTATCGTTAATTTTGTAGGGTTTTTGTAGGGATAGTGTAGGGTTTTTGAGCGGTTTAACGTGATATTATGGTAGTGTCGAAAGATTAGGAAACAGGACTTCGACAAAATAAAACGCAAGGGAGGAAATCTCCCTCATCGTTTTAATTAAGCTTCGATAGACAGCAGCGGAAATATTAAGAATAAGGATGTGAATTTCAACTCCTTCTAAATTGTTCTTATTATCTATCATCCGTTGTTGTCTATTAATTTATGTATTGGAGGGTAAGAATATGAAATTATCGATTGAAGGTACTTCAGGAGAAATAAAAGAGTTGCTCCAAGCTATTGGTGGTAGCAAGGAGCAAAATATAAAAATTGATGATATTTATAAAAAAAGTAAAGATTTTTTAATTAACGGTCAAGCTGTTGCTCCTAGTTTTTAAAATCTTCAGAAACAGCGGAAAGAAATTGATTATAAAGCTTTATATATTCAAAATATGCATCAAATTTTGCATCTTTCCCTTCAATTATTTGAGATTTAACAATATCTCTGACAAAAGGTAATGTTGCAATTGCTAAATCATGAGCGCGTTGTTCATTGGTTAACATAGTTTTCACCTTCGTATATTTATTTCAGCGGACCACTCGCTGATAAATAAAATTATACGCTTAGTATTTATTTTCACAATATTAATTTGTCACTGTGGCGGAAAGGTAACGCTAATAACTTAAATCAGTGGTAATGAACACCTGAGCTTAGTTTATGCAGCTAGGCAAGAGACCGTCGAGGGTAAAGGGCAAGAGGTATCTTGAAATAAGTCCCCTAAAGATAGACAATTCTAGAGGTGAGAGTTTTTATGATGGAGAGTCTGTAAAATATCGGAAAATGGTGTTGCAAGGTTCGATTCCTTGCCAGTGATTTTAGCAACCGAGGGTTGGAAATGGGCGCTCAAAGTACACGAGCAAGGCGAGGTCGATAGTAATCGATGGAATCGGTGTAGGTTGCTTGATAGAGCTATAACTGCATCTCATTGTTGAGATGTAGTTTTTACATATTAGATCACTCGTTGAGTGGTCTTTTTATTTTGCGTAAAGGAGACTGCATAATGAGGAACTACTGGTATGTATCATTATCAAATAAATATCCGCAACCAAACGCAGATGATCCAATTAGAGTTGTCCAATCAGTCCAGATTAAAAAGAAGTACTCCATTGTTGAAATGACCAGAGAAGCTACGCCAAATGAAATTGATAAATGCAAACTTATTTATTGCGGTCATGGATATTTTAGTGAGCAGAACATACAGACAAATATAAAAAAATATCATTAACATATAACAAAGGTGGTGATGGAAAATGAGTAAGTTGAATCCTAAGCAACAAGCCTTTGCTGATGAGTACATCATCACAGGCAATGCTTATCAGTCAGCACTGAAAGCTGGCTATAAAGAAAACTACGCTAAGAACGCACAAGAAAAATTGGTGGAAAAAGGTGGAAAAGTATCCGACTACATTCAAGAGAAGCTAAAAGAAGTTCAAACTAAGAGGCATTTAACAATGGAAGAAGCTTTGGCTATTACTGCTTCTATTGCAAAAGGAGAACCACAACGCTTTGAAGTTGTTAAGAGAGATCCTTATACAAACGAAATCATAGAACGTGAAGTGAGTGAATATTCAGCAGGTTTCAAAGAACGTAACCAAGCACTTGAACATTATTATAAAATAAACGCAGCATTTGTAGATAAGCAGAAAGTTGAAATTTCTGAAATACCTACTTTCATTGATGATATAAGTAGTGATGATGATGGCTAAAAAACTATCTGAATTTCTTCCGCCGAAGTTTCATTCAGTATGGAGAGCAACTTTAAATCAAGACATTCTTAATATAGTTTGTAAAGGTGGGCGTGGTTCAGGAAAATCATCGGATATAGCGCATATCGTTACTCAGTTACTTATGAGATATGCAGTGAATGCTGTAGGTATACGTTATGTTGATAATACACTTGAGCAATCTATTTACGAGCAAATGAAATGGGCAATTGAGAAGCAGGGAGTATCGCGCCTATTTAAGTTTAATAAGTCACCACTTAAAATTACCTATCTTCCAAGAGGGAATTATATGATATTTCGTGGTGCTCAAAACCCAGAACGAATCAAGTCTTTAAAAGATAGCAAGTTTCCATTTGCTATAGGATGGATTGAAGAATTAGCAGAATTTAAAACAGAAGATGAAGTCACGACTATCACGAACTCCCTTTTACGTGGAGAGTTAGATGATGGTCTTTTTTATAAGTTTTTTTACAGCTACAACCCACCTAAGAGAAAACAATCTTGGGTAAATAAAAAATATGAGACTTCTTTTCAACCGGACAATACTTTTATTCATCACTCGACCTATCGAGATAATCCATTCATCTCTAAGGAATTTCTGAAAGAAGTTGAAGCAACTAGAGAAAGGAATCCAAGAAGGGCTGAGTGGGAATATGATGGAAAAGCTGTGGGGTCAGGAGTTGTACCTTTTGATAATCTACAAGTTAAGAAAGGTTCTATTACAGATGATATGGTTGCTAACTTTGATAACATCCGCAACGGTTTGGACTATGGATATGCAACGGATCCTTTAGCGTTCGTCAGATGGCATTATGACAAAAAGAAAAACGGTATTTATGCAATCGATGAAATTTACGGCGTGAAGATCAGCAATCGAGAATTTGCAAACAAAGCTAAATCTAAAGGCTACCAAAATGAGGAGATATTTTCAGATAGCGCAGAGCCAAAGAGTAATGCTGAATTAGTTAATGAACATGGTATGAAAGGAATAAAAGGCGTGAAAAAAGGACCTGATTCTGTTGAGTACGGTGAACAGTGGTTAGATGATTTGGCTTTTATTTGTATTGATCCACTACGCACTCCGAATATTGCTAAGGAATTCGAGAACATCGACTATCAAACAGATCGTGATGGAAATCCTAAACCAAGGTTAGAGGATAAAGATAACCATACGATTGATGCGACAAGATATGCCTTCAACGAAGATATGTGGGCCAAAAAGAAATCAACCGTTACTAAAGAGCAGCGGAATAAAATCAGAAGAATGTTTTAAGGAGTGTGAGAAATGGATAAGGTAAACGAGTTTGAACATGGATCTGATATACATTATTCTAGCGACGTAAACACAAATTATGTAAAGTTTAGCGTAGACTCAAATCTTCACTATAGATTTAGCTCAGCAGAAGATTTACTTAACGATTTAGATACTTTAGCAGCAATGATAAAACATCATCATAAATATCAGGTAAAGCGGCTTAGTGTATTAGATGATTATTACAAAGCTAGAAATACAAATATCATGGATAACCGTAGACGTAGAGAAAAGGAAAAAGCGGATCACCGATCAGCACATAACTTTGGAAAAGTTCTTTGTACGTTTGATGTTGGGTACAACACAGGCAATCCTATAAAAGTGCAAATCGAGGACACAAATCAACAAAAAGAAATCGAAGAGTTTAATACTAATAATGACATAGATGGGTTAAATGCTGAACTCTGGCTTGATATGGATAAGTATGGGAGAGCCTATGAGATTATCTATCGAGATTCAGATGATACAGATTATGTTGATTTGGCTAATGTATTTGAAACGTTTGTTGTATATGATACTACAGTAAAACGAGAGCCTATTTTGGCTGTACGGTATCCTAAGACAAGATTCAACAAGGATGCTGATAAACAGTACATTCAACCAATCGTATACACAAAAGAAAAAAGTATCACTTATGATGAGACGACACTAACAGCAATTGAGTTAAAAAATCCCCAGGATGAACCGCATGAATATAAAGAGGTACCTATTACAGAGTATTCTCCTAATCGTTTTCGGATGGGCTTGTATGAAGATGTACTATCTTTGATTGATCTATACGATGCAGGGCAGTCTGATACCGCCAACTATATGACTGATCTAAACGATGCTCTTCTAGTTATTAGTGGCGATATTGAAGCAGCAGGACTATCCACAGAGGACGCCATCAAGCAGAAAGAAGCGAATATGCTTTTGCTTGAGTCTGGAACTGATGTGAACGGTAATAAAACAAGTGTGACTGCAGGATATATTTACAAACAATATGATGTGAACGGTGTAGAAGCATACAAAGACAGAGTGCGCAAGGATATCCACGAAATCTCAATGGTTCCTGATCTTACTGATGACAATTTTTCCGGAGTGCAATCAGGAGAAGCAATGAAATATAAATTATTTGGATTTGAACAAATGACGGCAACAAAGCAAAGGCTATTCAAAAAAGGCCTTATGCGGCGTTATCGTCTTTTATTTAGCCTAAAATCAAGTATTTCTGAAATGGATAACTCCGATTTGAAAGGCTTACGTATAATATTTACGCCTAATCTACCTAAAGCCATTCTGGAAGAGTTGAAATCTTTGGTTGATGCTGGAGCTGAACTCAGTCAAGAGACGATCTTAGGACTCGCTTCTTTTGTTCCAGATGTACAGGCAGAGTTGAAACGAGTAAATAAAGAAACGCAAAAGCAGACTGGTATTTTTGATTCAGATGTTGAAGAAGTAATTAACAACAAAAAAGATGAAACAGGGGAGTGATTAAATGAACTCCCAAGAATATTGGATCAAACGGGAAAAAGAATGGCAAAAGCAACAAATTAAAGATGATAAAAAGCGCATGGCAGAAATTAAAAGTCGCATGCAATACGCGCAAGATGCGATACAAAAAGAAATAGACGCGCAGTGGGATAGTTTCTCCAATGGTCAGAAAATCACTCGTAGCGAAGCGATGAAGCGTGCTAGTGAAATGGATGTCAAAGCATTCGCTCGCAAAGCAAAGAAGTATGTCAAAGAGAAAGATTTTTCTCCTACAGCAAACCAAGAATTAAAGCTATACAATCTTACGATGCGTGTAAATAGATTAGAGCTCTTAAAAGCTAATATCGGGCTTGAATTGATTTCACTGTTTAATGAATTGGATAAGTACTTTTCGAATGAATTAACAAAAGCGGGTTTAGCTGAATTGAAGAGACAAGCCGGTATTTTAGAAATGACTATTACTTCAAGTGGATATGCAAAGCTGATAGAACTAGTAATAAACAGCTCCTTTTTGAGTGATGACGTGTCTTTTAGTGATCGCTTATGGATGTATCAATCTGAATTGAAATCAGAATTAGATAGGTTGTTACTGAGAAGTATAACGATGGGGAAAAATCCCAAGCAACTTGCATCTAAATTGGCAGAATATTTAACAGCTGAAGGACGAGAAAACACTAAGTTCAACACTCAACGTTTGATGGTGACTGAAACGACTAGAGTTCAGGTAGGAATCCAAGAACGAAGTTACAGAGATGCAGGCATTACCCAGTACATCTATATAGCAGAACCAACAGCGTGCAAACTATGTATACCGTTAAATAATCAAGTTTTTGATGTTGCCGATATGCAGCCGGGAAGTAACGCTCCTAACATGCATCCATTTTGTCGATGCAGTACAGCACCTTATATAGAACGAATATCAAGTCGTTAATACAAATTAACGGCTTCTTATTGTGCCTTCTTACAGCTTACAGGCGTTAAAGAGAAAGCTATTTTCGGCTGACCGGCGTAACTGGTCAAATTTATCGGGTAGCGGCGTAACCGTGGAGGATTAATCATGAAAAAACGTTTATTTATGCCAATGAACTTACAATTTTTTTCTGAACCAGGAGATGGTGGATCTGGTGATGAGGGACAACAAGGAAACCTACCAGCTGGCTCACAAGAGACACCGACCGAAGCAAAAGAAGAAAACAATACTGGCAAAACATTTTCTCGTGATGAAGTAGCGAAAATGATCGCTGCTGAGACGAATAAAGCAAAAGCAGCGTGGGAAAAAGAACTAGAAGCAAAAAAAGAAGAAGCTAAAAAGCTGGCAAAAATGAATGCGGAAGAAAAACTACAGCATGAGTTGGAACAAAAAGAAGCTGAAATCGCTGAATTAAAGCGTGGACAGGCACTATCTGAAATGACGAAAGAAGCTTCTAAAATGCTGACAGATGCAAATTTACCACACGATGATGATTTACTTGGTCTGATTGTTTCTGATGATGCAGATGCCACAAAACAAGCTGTAGCAGTCATCACTAACTTTGCTTCTTTGATTAAGAGAGAAAACGCAAGACAAACACCACCAAATGAAGGTGGACAATTTACAGCATCGAAAAATACTAAAGAAACAGTGGCTAAACTAGCTGCTAAAAATCGAATTATCAAATAGGAGGAAAACTTAATGAAAAAGAAACAACTTTTACCAATGAACTTGCAAATGTTTGCTCAAACATGGGATCCAGATAATGTCTTGGTATATGAAACGAAAGAGGGGAAAATTCCTGATAAATATAATACGCTCATTTTGAGTGAAGTTATGGAAAATTCTAAGATCATGCAGTTAGCAAAATACGAAGAAATGACTGACAAAGAAAAGAAATTTGAATACTTTGCAGAAGGACCAGGCGCATACTGGGTGGGTGAAGGTGAAAAAATTAAAACGTCTAAACCTAAATGGATGCAAGCCACGATGACTGCAAAAAAACTCGGTGTCATTCTTCCGGTTTCTCGTGAATATTTAAATTATAAATTATCAGATTTCTTTGAGGAGATGCAGCCAAAAATTGCTGAAGCTTTCTATAAAAAATTTGATGCAGCTGCCTTATTAAATAAAGAAAACCCATTTCCTCAGTCACTAGACGGATCAGTTATTAGTGCGGGGAATGTGGTTGAAGGCGGATTGACTTATGATAATATCCTAGCCTTAGAAGACAAATTAGCAGAAAATGAATTTGAACCTAATGCGTTTATTTCAAACCGAAAAAATCGTACAGAATTACGTTCTGCAGCTCAAACAGTAGGGTCAAATGTTGAGTTTATTTATGATCGCTCTGCTAATACAATTGACGGATTACCAGTAGTAGACCTTAAGTCTTTAGATAAAGGAACTCTTTACGCTGGAGACTTTAATTACATGTTTTATGGAATCCCATATAATATTTCATTTAAGATTTCTGAAGAAGCCCAATTGTCTACTTTAACTAATGAAGATGGAACCCCAGTTAACTTGTTTGAGCAAGAACTGATTGCTTTGCGTGTAACAATGGATGTTGGATTTATGATTGCAAAAGATGAAGCATTTGGGAAGATTTCCCCAAAAGCGTAACGCCTGCTACCGGTATTGTGCCAAATCAAAAGACATGGACCGGTAAAGTAGGCGATACTAAAACATTTACTATTTCAGCTGTGCCTGCAGATGCTAGCGATGCAGCTACTGTTGTTGCAGCTACTACAGCAACTTCAAGTGATGGAGTTATCGCAACAGTGACCAAAAATGAAAATGGTGGTTTTGATGGAACGATTGCAGCAGAAGGATCAGCAACATTCACATTTACTTCTGGAGAATTCACTACTTCAATCAATGTGACAGGTCAACCTGCTAGTTAGGAAGTAAAAATATGACGATTGTAGAGGATATTAAAAAACTTCTTAAAGGAACACTAGATGAAAAGCTTGAAGTTATTGAGCGAAGAACGAATGAGCGTATGAAAACCTTGTTAAATACGAAAGAAGTTCCTAAAGAATTTGAAACAGTTGTATATGAAGTATCGTTGAAAAGATTCAATAGAATTGGTCAAGAAGGTATGCAGTCATATTCTCAAGAAGGTTTATCTATGGCTTTTCCTGATTCGGATTTTTCAGAGTATCAAAATGAGATTGACGAATTTAAGCGTAAAGATCAGGAAGAGTTGTACAAGCCAAAGCGAGGGAGGTTTAAATTTATATGAGATTTACAGATGAAATTATATTTGTTAAACGTTCATCTGACTCTAAATATGATCCAGATCTCGGTGAGTGGGTTGAAGGCAAACCAGAAAGAACAAGAACAGAGGCAAACGTGACAGATATTGGCACTGATAGAAGTGTGACTATTTTTGGTAGTGTGGAAGAAGGGGCGAAGGTCATTAGGACGCAGCCTCTTTTTTCTATCCCTACATTTGACTATATCGAGATTGAAGGAAAGACTTGGCAACAAAAAACAGCTAGAAATCCAGCATATAGAAATAGTTTAATTGTGCAAGAGGTGGTTCTTGATGAAGGCACAACTTGAATATAAAGGAATCGATCAGCTGATGCGACATCTGAAAAAAGCAGCAACGCTTAATGACGTTCAAAAAGTCGTGAAAAGTAATACTGCTGAAATGACTGAACGAATGCAAAAAGGTGCGCCAGTGGATACAGGTTACTTACGAAGATCAATAAACATGAATCTTTTAGAAGCTGGTTTAACTGGTATTGTAGGACCGACAGCAGACTATGCTCCTTATGTAGAACATGGAACTCGCTTTATGTCGGCCCAGCCCTATGTTAGACCAGCTTTTAATTATCAAAAAGTCAAATTTATGGCTGAAATGAAAGCCTTGGTGAAATGATGATTAAGACAAGAGATCAGTCGATTTTTGATGAACTTTTTAAAATATCCCAAAACAAACTTGGATATAAAACGTACGATTACAAAACTTTAGAGGATGTTGGTTATCCTTTTGTGGAATTTGAGAACACTCAGACAATCCATGAAGTAAATAAAACTGACATTAAAGGGTCTGTGATTGTGGTTTTATCCGTTTGGGGATTACAGAAGAAACGAAAGCAGGTGTCAGATATGGCATCTGCTCTTTTTAATGAAGCTAGATTGATAGAAGCCACAGAAGGCTATTATTGGGCTTTAAATTATCAAGCAAGTGGAATTCAAGTGATGGACGACACAACAACGAATACACCGCTAAAACGGGCGGTTGTCACACTTGAATTTAGAATTAGATAGGAGGAAGAACATGGAAGCATTAAAAGGTATTGATGTCATTTTGCTTTATCGCTTATTGAAAAAAGAAACTCAGGAAGCTGCTTGGAAAATGGCATTTCAAACAGAACATGAAAATGGATTATCAAGAGATTCAGACTCTACAGTGACAAAAGACGGAAACGTTCAAAGTTTAAGCCCAGTTGAATATGATTTTTCGGCTACTTCAATAGTTGCCAAAGGCGATTCTCATGTAGATGAAATGAAACAAGCCTTATTAAATGGCGATATCATTGAAATTTGGGAAATCAACAAAGCAGAACAGGGCACAGATGATGATGCAAATAAGTACAAAGCTACTTATTACCAAGCATATGTGTCTGAATTTACTCCATCGGCTGCTGCAGAGGATAACGTTGAATTAAGTTTATCATTTGCAGTAAATGGTGTTGGTCAAGATGGTTATGCAACCTTGACAGAAGATCAAGCTGCTGTCGTTCAATATACATTCAAAGATACCGTGAAAGCAACTTCGACAGGAGCATAAGAGGGCTTAGATGCTCTCTTTTTTATTTTAGGAGGATGAAAAACATTGAAATTAAAAATTAAAGGTAAAGAATATTCGTTTAAATTTGGCACTAAATTTGTACGTGAATTAGACAAAGTGATGCCTTTCATCGATGGAAATATGGAATTTGGAATGGGACTCTCAGCAAAAGTCTTACCGGAATTACGTTCTTATAATGTCAACACGTTGTCACGAGTTCTGGAAATAGCAAATAGAACTGAAGATGAATCTATTACATTAGATGAATTGGATGATTACATCGATGAAGTTAAAGACATTGAAAAATTGTTTGATAACGTCTTAAAAGAATTAGCAGAGTCAAATGCGGGAAAGTTAGCGGTCCGAAACCTGAATCAGAAATTGAAAGAAGCGGAAAAACAACAGGCGGAATAGATTCTGCGCTTGCATATGAACAAATTCTTATAAATTCCTTTCGATATTTGGGAATGACCAATATTTCAGATATTGAAAGGATGACTTTATATGAATATAGCGTTCGAATGACTGCAGCTCAACTATCTTGGCTTGATAAAGAAAAATTAATTCACGAATTAGCGTGGGCAAATCAGCAAGTTCAAGCGGAGAAAAAAGTAGGCAAAAAGACAGTTCCTGTATATCGCTCCTTTGAAGAATTCTTTAATTATCAAAAAATTGAAGATTCGATTATGGGAATTTCCGAACTTTCAAAACAAGATAAAAAATTCCAAAGTTTACTAACTAAAGCTAACTCTTGAGGAAAGGAGGAAAAACATGGAACAATTTTCTGTTGAAGCCTTGTTAAAAGCCACAGATAGTGGATTTGTAAAGACTTTTAAAGATGCGCAAGATGCTGTTAAGACTTTTGAAAAGAATTCAAATAGTATGACAACCGCTGTTGGTAAAGTGATGCAAGGTACTGGTGCCGCAATGACAAAGTATATTACCACACCTCTTATAGGAGTAGGCGTAGCAGCTGCTAAAGTTGGTGGTGACTTTGAAGCACAAATGAGTCGTGTAAAAGCTATATCGGGAGCAACTGGCGACACATTCGAACAGATGAAACAGCAAGCGATTGATCTAGGAGCAAAAACTGCTTTTAGCGCAAAAGAATCAGCTGCTGGAATGGAAAACTTAGCTTCTGCTGGATTTAGCGCACAAGAAATCATGAAAGCAATGCCGGGTCTTTTAGACTTAGCAGCTGTATCTGGAGGGGATGTGGCTCTAGCTTCTGAAAATACTGCTACTGCTTTGAGAGGATTTGGTTTAGAAGCAAGTGAAGCAGGACATGTCGCTGATGTATTTGCTCGTGCTGCTGCGGATACAAATGCTGAAGTTGGAGACATGGGAGAGGCATTGAAGTATGTTGCTCCTGTAGCCAATTCAATGGGTATTTCTTTGGAAGAAACTGCAGCAGCTATTGGTATTATGAGTGACGCAGGTATTAAGGGTTCTCAAGCAGGTACAACGTTGCGAGGAGCATTGTCTAGGTTAGCAAGGCCAACAAAGGCTATGCAAGATACAATGGATAATTTAGGTGTTTCGTTTTATGATGCTGACGGTAAAATGAAACCTTTAAAAACTCAAGTAGAATTACTTAAAAAAGCTTTTGAAGGCCTGACGCCTGAACAACAACAAAATGCTTTAGTAACACTATATGGGCAAGAATCATTATCAGGGATGATGGCTTTGATTGATAAAGGACCTGATTCATTGGGCAAATTAACAAAATCTCTGAAAGATTCTGATGGTGCAGCTGACGATATGGCTCGGACCATGCAAGATAATATGAATTCTTCCATCGAGCAAATGTTTGGAGCTTTTGAGTCAGCAGCTATTGTAATTCAAAAGATTCTAGCACCATCCATCAAAAAAGTAGCAGATGCCATATCCGGCTTAGTAGAAAAATTTGTGAGTGCTCCAGAATCAACTCAAAAATTAGTGGTTGCCATAGGAGCAATTGTCGCTGCTATAGGACCGTTAATTTTTATGATTGGTTCAGTAATTATATGGATCAATAGGGTGAAAGTAGCTTTTAAAGCTTTAAGTGAAAGTTCAAAATTGTTTAGTGGATTAAGTAAAGCAATGGGTCTTCTTACAAATCCGGTTTTTCTGGTTATAGCTGCGGTAGCACTCCTTGTCGTAGGTTTCATCTATCTTTGGAATACGAGTGAAGATTTTAGAAACTTTTGGATTGGCTTATGGGAGGGAGTCAAGTCTGCTGTAAGCTCGGCAGTAGAATGGATTCAGAACGCATGGAAATCTACAGGAGAATGGTTTAACAATTTATGGAAGTCCATCAAAGAAGGTGCAGACAATGTTTGGACTACAATTCAAGAAGCTCCTGGAAAAGCGGCAGATTGGATCAAGAATAAATGGACTGAAACAAAAGAATTCTTTTCGAGTATATGGGATGGCATCAAAGAAGCTGCCAGTTCCGCTTGGGAAGGAATTGTAAACATTCTAGCACCGTATGTTATTGCCATAAAAAATGTCTTTCAGCCAATGATTGATTTCTTTACGAACCTATGGTCTCAAATTGGATCAATCGCAGGATCTGCATGGGAAATTATAAAAACTGCTGTAATGGGTCCAATTCTACTTTTGATTGATTTGATAACAGGCAATTTTAATCAGCTAAAAGAAGATGCTTCGATGCTGTGGACTACATTAACCACAAATATCCAAAACATTATCACAACATTTGTAGATATAGTTGTTGGTTATTACACATCCTTAAAGGATACTGTGATAAATATCTGGAATGTGTTAACTTCTACCATCAAAGATGTGTGGAATTCTTTTACTACATGGATCAAAGAGACAACTAACAATATTGTAAATAGTATTAAACAGGGATGGAATAACCTAAAACAAGGGACAATCGATCTGTTTAATAATATGATTCAAGGAGCGAAAGATTTATGGAATTCTTTCAAAGCTTGGTTTATTAATCTAGTTATTGGAACTAAGGATAACATCATTCAGGGATGGGAAAACCTAAAACAAGGCACTATAGATACTTTCAACAATTTAGTAAGTGGCGCTCAAGAAGTGTGGGATAATTTAGTAAATGCTGTTAGTGATACTGTTGATAGAGTAACTGGCTGGTTTGATAACTTGAAAAATATCGATTTACTAGCAGCCGGAAAAGCCATCATGGATAGTTTTCTAGAAGGGTTACAAAATGCATGGAAATCTGTGCAAGATTTTGTTGGAGGTATTGGTGATTGGATTCGTGAACACAAAGGACCTATCCAATACGATAGAAAGCTATTGATTCCAGCTGGTCAGGCTATTATGAACGGTCTGAATAAAGGTCTGACAGGAGGATTCAATGACGTACAGAATACTGTTGGAAGTATGGCAGACTTTATCGCGGAACTTTTCAATGCAAATCCTGATGTAGATATAGCTGCAAATCTGAAAAACGCAAATAAAAACATTGGTGCACAAGTTGAACATAAAGTAAATATGGGTGGCTCTACTAAACCAGCTGTATTTAAAATCAATCTTGGAAGACAATCGTTTAGATTGTTTATGGACGATATTTCACAAGCTATGGGCGAAGGTGCAGACATTAATCTAGAATTTTAGGAGGGAATATTTTGGATCAGCGAGAAAATAAAATGTACTCATTCAAAGATACAACTATTAATCTCAATAGTTCTAAAAGATTCCTTCCAACGTCTGCCATGATGTACGATGGAATGTATTTAGAAGATTTGATTGAGGGGTATCAAACACTCACGGTTGAAGGTAGAGAAATGCTTTCTGTAGAAGTTGAACAGCAAGATATACAAATTGGTTCAATCATTACAAATCAGAAAATACCTTCAAGAACACTAAAAATAACATACAAGTTAGAAGACAGAGATCCAGAAAAATTACAGTTTAAATTCAAAGAACTGTTGAATTATTTATACCGGAATGAAGACGTGGAAATTAGGTTTCATGATGAATTAGATTATTATTACTACGGTCGCTATACATCAACTGATACTGTTCCAGGAGACTCCAACTCGATTATTTCGAGTTTTAATGTATTCTGTGCGGATCCACTAAAGTATACGAAAGAATGTGTTAGTGATGGCTATATTGGAAATCCAATACAGTTTCCTATAACACCAAGAAAAATTGAAGTTACTTTATCCATGAATAATTCAATCAAAATTACAAACGGAGAACAAAATATCACGATAACTGATGCGGCAATAAAAACAGGAGACGTGTTGGTTTTTGATTTTTCCGATGAGCAGGTAACTGTAAACGGAGAAGATTGTACTTCTATGATTGATTTAGAAAGTGATTTTGAGAACTTTTATCTTAAGCAAGGTCAGAAGATAACTAGCAATAATGGGAAGCTTAAAATATTCTATAGGGGGGCGACAATTTGAGTGAGACAATTTATTTCTTTGATCACTTGCAAAAACTTATTAAAAGAAAAAATAAAAGAAGTTTAATTGAAGTCTCCCAAGAAAAAGAAATTAGTTCTGATAAGAGTGATCTAATGAAAGATACTCTTTACGTTACGACAAAATATGATAAAGAAATAGAAGATGCAAGATATATGGCGATTCGTGAAAACGAGTCGTCTTTTTCGTTGTATCGAATTACTAAAGTGAGCGACCCATCTGAAACATTAGAGTTTACAGGGTTAGGATTTGCGACAAATGAATTAGATGCTTACATCATCAAAGATATTAGGCCGAGTGGGCAGCCCTTAAAAAATGTTCTTGATCGATTGATTGAATTTACTGAAGGAAATTGGCGCGTTGGTCACGTAGAAGCAATGTTACCAGCAGTAACTGCAACTTTTTACTATGTCTCTGTAAAAGAAGCGTTGAAAGAATTGCAAACCTTAGGTATGGAATTTGTCTTTAGGTGTTCTTTGAATTCTGATGGAATAAAGGATAAATGGATCGAAGTATATGAACAAATTGGTGAAGAATCGAATACACGTTTTGTATATGGTAGTAAAGCATTAACAGTTGTAAGAGAGATAGATCGAAGCTCCATCTCAACTTCAATGATAGGTCGCGGGCGAGGCGAAGAGGTTGGTGACGGATACGGTAGAAGAATTGAATTCACTGATGTTGAATGGAAAAAGTCGAATGGTGATCCTTTAGATAAGCCTAAAGGCCAAAATTGGCTTGAAGATCCGGAAGCAACTCAAAAGTATGGTATACCACAAAAAGATGGATCAATGAGAAAGCGAGAAACCGTGGTAGTGTTTGATGATATAGATGATCCAACAGAATTACTTAAAAATACTTATTCAACCTTAATCGATTCTGCTAGACCGTTAGTACAATTCAAAGCCGAAATCACTGGAGGAGATGTGATAGGAAATACAGTGACTATTCACAGATACGATAAAGGTTATCACTATAAAACTCGTATTTATAAAACTACATTCAATCGGCTTACCGGTCAAACGAATATCGAACTAGGGGATAATTTAACACAAGATGTTAGAAAACAAACGGCTTCTATTGTCAATAATATTAATAGTTTAGAATCTAGCAAAATGACATTTTACGAATCGACAGAGATTGGAAAATATCAAGATGACATTATGCGAGGTGCAGGAGATAATGGCGGTTCTATTTATTGGGTAAATGGAATTGAAGCTGGTGTTAGTGATAGTAGAGAAATCTATGAAACTGTTTATATGGATGGACCTAACATTCCTAGATCACGCTTTTTTATGGTCCAAAATAACTCAGGGATATCTTTCAAACAATGTAAAAAAGGTGAGTGGCAAACAATTCAAGATGTACACAATGGTGATAGCACGACCGCTTGGACGTTGGATGGAACTTTCAATGCTAATTTTATTCGCGCAGGCATTCTGTCTGGTATCCTCGTGCAAGGGGTAGCTTTAAAAACATTTGACGATAAAGATTTCCAATTAGTGGCAGAGGGGGGAGAACTTTCTTTTGAAAAACAAGTCAAGTCTACTGGACTAGATGATGTACATGGAGAACGCTTGGGCTCAATTGTATCTACTTATGGTTCTAAAGGGATTAACGGCTTTGCTGTCTGGAAAGAGCCAAACTATATTTTTTCCATTAATGCTGGGGACGGTGGCGATCGAGGGAATCCTATTTTTCAAATTCCAGCAGATGTTACTGCTGATAAGCGCAAATATAATCTTTATGGTGACGGCAATTTTTCAGAAGGAAATATAACCATAGATGGACGGCTAGATGTAAAAGAACTCTATGTTAACGGTACAAAAATTGACACTAATGGAGGAGGCAATTCCGGAGGGAACGATAACGGTTGGAACGGACAATACCCACCAGGAGTAACTACTGATCGGGATAAACGATATTGGCAAATTTGGGCAACGGCAATAGGTGCCGGTTTTACACAACAAGCTGCTGCAGCCTTACTTGGAAATGCACAAGGAGAATCAGATGCTAATCCAACCGCTGATGAGGGCAATGGCGCACCAGGGTTCGGTTATGGTGTATGGCAATGGACCGATTCTTCTGGCGCAACTAGCGGACGTGTCTACATGATCAATTTAATGACAAAGGCTGGCATCAGTGATGATCCAGACACAATCACGGCACAGTTCAAATTGTTGATGTGGCATGCACCAAATGGTCAATGGATCGCAACTAGCGCTTATCCTTACACATGGACACAATTCATGAATCTGACCGATATCAACACAGCAGCACAAGCATTCGTGGCTAACTTTGAACGTCCACGTGATCCACATCCAGAACGGACGGCATGGTCACAAGAATGGTATGACAAGTTCAAAGATTTGGAAATTCCTGTATCAAAAGGATATATGAAGCCGATTGCGGATCCAATCACAGTGACGAGCGAATTTGGCTGGCGCACTTCTCCAATCACAGGAGCACAAGAATTTCATAACGGTATTGACCTTGTAAATGGAAATCCTAATACACCTATTTTTGCTTCAGCGGATGGCGAAGTGATTGTTGCAGGTGATGCAAATTACTTTGACTGGTATGGAAATTGGACAGTGATTAAACACGCTGATGGAATGTATACAGGATACGCGCATCAAAGCCGAGTAGACGTCTCAAAAGGTCAGAAGGTAACTGCTGGTCAGCAAATTGGACTGATGGGGACAACAGGACCATCCACTGGAGAACATCTTCATTTTCAATTTATGGATGAGTTTTATCCATCTTCTTCAGGTCATTTCCACAATGCAAGAGACTACATCGATTTCTAAAGGAGGGATAGTCATGGCAGAAACGCAGCATAAAATGGTCCTATCCACCACCGAACCAAACAACGGAATAAATTTGGTTCGAATTCGGCAAGGGGATGTTTTAACGCAAAAGTTCGTTGTTGAAGTGGTGGAACATGGCAAACTAAAAACATTCGAGGGCCTAGTGCCGTTTTTTATTAATACAACAAAATTTGGCGAAAACCAACCTGTTGAACAAAAAGTACAAGAATACAGTCCAGCGCAAGCAAGGCTTGTTTACACCTTAAGTGAGCCTGACTGGCAATGGGGTGGTGAAAACACCGCACATTTCAGTTTCCGATCACTTAATGGTGATGGAACTTGGAGTGAACAATTTAGCACACAGGATTTTACCTATCGAGTCATTTCTGGAATATCTAGAAGCCAGTTACGTGACTCTGGCTATGTGTGGACATTTGAGGATTTGCTAAGAAAATTCAAAGATTACATGGATCAGGGCAAAAATGACTGGGAGCAGTGGTTAGAAGATAATCGTGAAATACTGGAAAATATCGATCCAGGTGGTATGATCATTAACATTCTGAATGAAGCTAAAGGCGACTACGAATCATTAGCTGATCGTTTAAACCAAAAATACCAAGTGCCAGTCGGCAGCTCACAAATTAGAGAAACAACACGCTTTTTTGATTACGACACGATGAAATACGTTGACCTAGTGCCGCGCAATTTGAATACGGTTGTCAACAGTGTTAATAACAGCAAATTTAACTTTTCTTTCATTACAGACATTCACGCAGATAATCACAACTTGCGTATAGATGGCGTCGGTTACAAAGATGCTTCTTATTTAAGACATTGGCGCGCAATCCCTCAATTTCAAAAATTAGGGAACAAAACAGATGTGATGATTTACGGCGGAGACAATATCGACGGCGGACTTGGTTCACTCGGCAGCGATATAGGCATTATTGATGAATGGAGCGCGCGACATTCCATGTTAGGCACGCTCAAACGCTTCACTAACGCAGCGGTAGCAGGACAAGAAAAACCGGTTATTATCTGCAAAGGGAATCACGACGCTTGTTTCGACCCCGCGTGGCGCAAGCGAAAGGGAATGTTATGCAACGCTGACTTCGAAGAGTATTGGAACGGTTTGTACGGTGGCGTGTTGTTCCCAGATAAAAACGCAGCAATTTACCGTTTCGATACTTGTGATTTTTATGAAGGCGGCACAGGTGACAAGTACACGGACGGTTACAGCGATACAGCGCCGGGAGCTTTCAGTGCCAAACAAATTAACGCTTTCGGAGAATGGTTAGTGAACGTTCCGAGAAACTATCATGTGGCGTTAGTAGGACATACGCCTTTAGGTCTCAGCAAGTTTCCCGTTCGCAATGAAAACATGATTAGCACGTTGATAGAAGGGTTTAAATCTGGTAGTCCGGTAACTATCGATTGGTCTAAATTAGGACAACCGAATGACGGTTCGTTCGGCGGATTAAAGACCTTCGCAATGAATACAAAAGGCGCCGGCGTTGTAGTAGGTTATTTCTGCGGGCATTGGCACGAACAAGTCGAAGGGGCGTTTGGGACAGTAAAAATGATTCTTTGCGACGTCGGCTTCTCTCATACAGCTAGCCAAGTTGATACACCGGATGAATTAGCGTTTTATAAAATAGAAGTTGACACAGCAACAAGAAAAGTGACAAGCAAAGGCGTAGGGCGCGCGAGAGACTTCACTTATAACTATTAAGGCGGTGAACAATTAAATGTTAGATTTTCAAAGCAAACCAAATATTTTTGAAGAAATGAGTTATGAAGAGGCTGTGAAATGGTTATTGCGTCAAGCGGCTATCCATTACGACGGCTCGGATCACGACGCGCACGTCCTAGCTACTGAAAGCAACGCGGGCTTTGCTACACCAGAAACAGTTATGCAAGCGCGTGGGCGTTGGTTACGCGATTATAAGTTGCCACAAAAATATCCGAACATCTTGGATATTCCACCCGGAAAATACGCAACCAAAGCCGGATGGGGTGCAGACAACCCCGGCGGGATTGAAGATGATAGTTTTGTTGAAATGATGGTATTCGCGGATCACGATTTGAGAAAATTAATCGTCGCTTTTGCTCGTTATAGCGGCGAAATTTACATCAAAATGACACATAACAGCGAACCGGTAGAGGGTTATAACTCGTTAGGTTGGCGGCGCGTTTACACTGCTTCTGTTCTTTTTGAAGGAGAATTAAGAAAAGGACAATCAGTCAATCTGCCAGATGATACTTTCCGTTACCAAACGCTTCGTATCCACTACACAGACGGTGACGGAGACTTTGTAGAAGAAGTGAAACGTCAAAGATACGCGCGGATTACAAAAGCTAATTTATGGAACAAGAGTGCAGGAATGACGTTGATCGAGTTTGAACTGACAATCGAAGCGCGAAAGATAACGATGTCAAACGGCAGAGCTTTAGATATTTCATCCGGCAATGTTTCCAATCCCGCAATGAGCAACGACGTGAAAATAACTAAGATTGAAGGTGTGAAATAATGGCGCATGTCATCAAAAAAGGCTCTATCAAAGTACCTACACAGCCGAAAGACTATGATTTGCAAGCAACGGGGCTTGTATTTAAATCATACGATAATCAAATAGCGTTAGAGTTCAACGTCGAACAACAGAACGGCACACCGGCGGACTTGCTAGGAGCTAACTTGCGCTTGTTGATGTTTATCTATGATGAAGTAGATGGAATGATCACGAAAGAGCCAATTCCTTTTATCACGAAAAACCTCATCACTGAAAGCTTCTTGAATGGACAGGTCGTATATATCTTGCCAGAAGCGATGAAAGCTTATAACGGTATGGTGGAAGCTTATGTTTACATCGAGTATCCAGACGGATCAACAAGTGATAACTTAGGCTTCACCTTCCGTATGAAGCGTTCAGCAATCGACGGACTAGCGCAAGATAAAGCAGACTACTTTATTGCAGACTTTCAACAATTACTTGATGGAGTCAAACAAGAAGCAACAGATGCAGTAAATGAGGTACTAGCAAAGGTTGAGGCTGTTTCTAAAAATGTTAGTTCAGCGCAAAATGATCTAACTATACTTGAAGACCGTATTGATCAAACGAACCAGCAAATCGGCGATCTCGGCAAGCTGAAAAAGATGTACAGTAACAGCATCGACTTCGGGGGCTATGATTATAGTGGGAATCCGAATTTAATGTCCAAACTAAAATCGAGCGATTTTAACGTTGGTTACCACGGGTCACTAACTTCGGATAACGAAAAGCTACATTTTACTTCTGATGGTACAGGAAGCATTATTATGTTTACGCGTATTAATACACCTCAGCTTGCTAGTGGGAAAACCTATACTCTGAGTGCGAAAGTTCGATTTGATGAAGGAACTACAGGAGCTATTGATAAATTACGTTTGGTGTATCGTACATCACCAGGAGAAAAGATATTATTGGAAGCAAATAGTACAAATATTACAACAGATGATGTAGGGAAAGAAATAACAATCAAAGGTACAGCTAACGTTAATTATCAAATCACAAATTTAGATCGATTTTATATGAGTATTAGCTTTGTTGACAGGGATAAAATAAATGGCGGATTTAAGTTGTACGACATCAAAATCGAAGAAGGCTCAACAGCCACCCCATATCAGCCAAACTTACTTGATGACCCTTACTGGCTAGGTAAAGCGCCTTTGGGTGAGAATATTGCTAATAAGTCTGTTACGTTTCCAATCAAATCTAGCGCCTACAGCCTATACCAAGCTAACATGGAAGAAGAATTTGTTTTAGGTCAAACCTATACAATTACCATGAAGGCAACCAAACCACCTATCCAAACGTTCATTGTTTACAACGAGGATAGTGGAGATTATAGATATGGTAACTTAGAGCCAGTAGAAGGGTTAGTTGATACATGGGGTCTGACTTTTACACCGCAGAAGGTTGGAGTTAACTACCCCAAACGGTTAACTATTATCCAGTATCCCCAATCAACAACAGGTGCATGTCAAATTGACTGGCTCAAGATCGAAAAAGGCGACACACGAACCCCGAATATTAGTCAGTTTAAATACTTTGGTGAAGGCTTGAAAGACAGTAACAATCCCAATGATTACAGTTGGGATGTCACACCTGAATATACTGAAAAAGGCTTGAATGATGCTGTTAATGTGTATGATCCTCAGAGAGTTGAAGGTTTGAAAAACTTTGCCGATGGTATTCAAATAGCAGGAGATAAAGTGATCAGTGAAAATGATTGCACTGTTTATACATTAACTAAAGACAACAGTCAATCGTTTATCGATGGGTATGCAACATTTATTAAACACGGAAAAGAAGTTATTGTAAATGGTACAGTAAAGTTCAAAAAAGCTTATGCTTTTGGTGTACCACTTGATGATGAAGTCCCAGATGAATTTATTGCAAGAATTGTTCATGGCATGTTAGTGGGATCTTCTGGCGGAAATAGCGTTGCAAAAGCAATGTATGTACGAAAAGATTTAGGAACAATTGTGACAAATAGCGATTTTGTTGTAAACGAATGGTTTACATTCAACGGTCATTACTGGGTAGGAGGGAAATAAATGAAAAACATTTGGAAATATGGACGAACAGGTGGAGAGTATGCTGGACAAGTGCTTGATGATATGGTTATGACTGTTCCATTTACCGATGTTCCACCACTCGAAGGAATTCGTACTGATGGCGAACCGCTAACGATTGCTGATCAGATGTTTGATCCTAAACTGAACCAATGGATTGTTTTAGTGAATGTACTAGATCACAACGATTTAAACAATCTCAAAGCGATGTATGAGTCGTTAGAAAATGAGAACGGCGATTTAAAACAGCTCAACGCCAAACTCATGCTAAACAATGTAGCAATTAAACAGGAAAATACTGCATTGAAAGAAAAAGCGGATAGTTTAGCACAAATCAATTCAAAAATGATGCTTGCTTCGTTACAAAATAGCAAAGACATTTCAGAAATTAAAGAGCAACTAAATCCAGCTTCAAAGGGAGGTGAGTAGTATGTTTAGTTTTAGCGATGTGAAAATGATGTATGATTGGGGCTGTTTTACTGACGATCAAGTT